ACGTCCTCAATCAAATCATTCGGTCGGTCAGCGCCGGTTACCGGCGGCTGCACGCAAAGGTACGCCGCGACGGCGTCCTGGTGACCGATCGCTGGATGCCAACGCACGTCGCGATGGTCGCCGAGCCAGCCGACGTTGGCGCCGGATTCTTCCGAACTGCGGACGGCGTGCCGACGTCGTTCATTGAAGTGGAGCGCGAGGCCGAGCCAGCGCCCGTCGCCGCCCCCGCTGAGACAAAAGAGCAACCCGACTCGGTGCGGATTCTCCGCGTCGATTCACCCGCGGCCCCCGCCGCACAACCAGGAGTCCAGTCTATGGACCAAAGCACCACCGCCGCGGCGGGCTCAAGCGCCGAAGCAGCCGCCGTCCGCAATGACGGCACCGAGCAGGAGCGTCTGCGGATCAAGGCCATCACCGCGATGGCGCGCTCCAACAAGGTCGAGGACGCGCAGCGCGACCAGTGGATCGACGCCGGCAAGTCGGCCGACGAAGTCGCGCACGCCATCCTCGGCATCATCGCCGAGCGCACCCAGCGCAACCCGGAAACGCCGGCCAAGCTGGACCTGTCTTCGAAGGACTTGCGCCAGTACTCGATGGTGCGCGCCATCAACGCCGTGCTAGATCGCAAGTGGGACAAAGCCGGCTTCGAAATGGAGTGCTCGCGGGCCATTGCCGAGCGTCTGCAGAAGACGCCGAGCGCCAATACGTTCTACGTGCCGTTCGACGTCCAGCAGCACGGGCGTCGCGACGTGACCGTCGGCACGCCGTCGGCCGGCGGCTATCTCGTCGACACGCAGAACCAGTCGTTCGTCGAGATCCTGCGCAATCGCTCGGTGGCGTTCTCGATGGGCGCACGCCGGCTCTCCGGCCTGCGCGGCAACGTGACCATCCCGAAGCAGACCGGCGCGGCGACCGCCTACTGGCTCGGCACCGAGGCTACCGCGATCACCGAGTCGGCGCAGACCTTCGCGCAGATTTCGATGTCGCCGCACACCGTCGGCGCTTACACCGAAGTGTCGCGGCAGTTGATGCTGCAGGCCTCTCCCGACATCGAGGCGCTGGTGAACAGCGACCTCGCCGCGGTGGTCGCGATCGAAATGGATCGCGTGGCGCTGCGCGGTAGCGGTGCTGGTGGCGAGCCGCTCGGTATCGTCAACACGACCAACGTCGGCACGACCACGGCGACCACGGTGGACTACTCGAAGATCATCGATTTTCAAGAGGATCTCGCGGCGGCCAACATCCGGCCGGTATCCGGCGGCTACGTCACTACCTCGGCGGTGGCTGGAATCCTGATGGGCAAGCAGCGGTTTTCGTCGACCGACACGCCGCTCTGGGAAGGCACTTTGTGGGATGGCACGATGGCCGGCTACCGCGCCATGTCGTCCGAGCAGATGGCCTCCGGGACGATGCTCTTCGGCGACTGGACCGAGCTGGTGATCGGCGAGTGGGGCGTGCTCGAGGTCGATGTCAATCCGGCGGCCAACTTCGCCGCCGGCATCGTCGGCATCCGGGCGATGTACACCGTCGATATCGCGGTGAGGAGAGCCGAAGCGTTTAGCTACTCCTCGTCGGTCACGGCGTAACAGAGCGAGATGCTGTCGGCGACCGGCTCCGCGCTGGTCGCCGGCGGCACGATCTCTATGGCACGCCAAACCGAAACCATCCGCGCGCTTCGCGGCTTCGTCCGCGGCGCGAACACCGCGCCGGCAAAGCCGGGCGACATTCTCGACGTCCCTGTCGCCGATGCTTATACGCTGATCGGCGCACACAAGGCCGAACGCTACACCAGGCCGCCGGCCGAGGCACCAAAACCCATCGCAGCGGCTGGCGCCAAGTCGGCCACCAAGGAGTAAGCCATGTTCCAAGGCAGCGCAGAAACCGTTTCCCAAATGCTGAAGCCGGCGACCATCACCACCGCCATCGGCACCAGCGTGGCGATCGACGTGTCGACCTACGACGGCGATCTGCTGTTCATCCAATCGATGGGTGCGCTCCCGGCGGGAACGTGCGCGTCGAAGGTGCAGACCGCTACGGCGTCCGGCGGCACCTACGCCGACGTCACCGGCGGCGGCTTCACTAACATGACCACGGCCAGCGCGACCACGGTCAATTCGGTCGTGGTGCCGCAGAACGCCGTCAATGCCTGGGTGCGTGTGCTGGCCGACGCCTCCACTGGTACGGCGACCGTGGATATCGTCTTGGTGGGCCGCAAGAAGTACCCCTAAGCCAGTCGAGCGCCGCCGCGGGACGCCGCGGCGGTCCCATTACCGCCACCGACAAGGACCGGCATGGTCTGGACAAGCAGTACCGCGGCAAGGGACGAGGCGGCGAAGGTCCGCTTTGAGACGGTTCCGTATGCGCGCGGCCACGGGATTGACGTAGGGTTACCGGGCAAGCGCTGGCACTACGCTAGCGCCATTCCAGTCGACGTGGAATCGCCGGCTGACCTGGTGCGTCTGCGCTGGTTTGCCGAGGGGGCGTTCGACTTCGTCTTTTCCTCGTTCGTGCTGCCAGCGCTCGAGGATACCGCCGCCGCGCTCGCTGCGCTGTGGCGACTATTGAACGTCGGCGGTGACCTGATCCTCTACCTGCCGCACGCTGAGCACTATCCGGCGGTCGGCGATGCCGGCTGCGATGCGCGCTTCCGGCGGTTGTTCCGGCCTGAGGACGTACTCGCGATCATGCGAGAGCTCGCGCCCGACTGGGATCTGGTCGAGTCGCAGTCGCGCTCGCTGTTGGCCGAGGCAGCGCTATTGCAGGTGTACCGCCGCGGCGAGCCTGGCAGCGGCCAGCGGGAGTCGTGGAAGACGCCGCAGCCTGAGAAGCGGGCGGCGGTCGTGCGCTACGGCGCTTACGGCGATGCGCTCTGGGCGTCTAGCGTGTTCCCGCAACTGAAGGCCGACGGCTATCACTTGACGGTGTACACGCAGGAGCAGGGCTACGAAGCGCTGGCGCACGATCCGCACGTCGACCGTTTCGTGATCGTGCCGCCGTCGGTAGTGTCGGCCGACGACATGATCGCCTACTGGCAATGGGAACGGCGCAAGTATCAGCGCTGGATCAACCTAATCCACAGCGTTGAGGCGAGCATGCTCTGGGTGCCGACCGACGTGCTGTTCCACGCACCGGATGACGTGCGTCGTTGGAAGGCCGCCGGCAATTACCTCGAAGCCGTGCACCGCTTCGCCGAACTGCCGTACGAGCCGCGGCAGCGCTTCTATCCGAGCGCCGACGACCGCGCTTGGGCGACGGCACAGCGCGCGAAGTACGACGGGCCAGTTGTGGTCGTCAGTCCGCAAGGGTCCACGTGGCCAAAGTGGTGGCCGTACACCGAGACTCTGGCGGCGCTGCTGGCCGAGCGTGGCGTGCACACCGTCGTCGTCGGTGATTACCGTGGCGAGCCGCCGCATCTCCCGGCCCGCTTCGGACACTTCATCGGCAAAACATGGCCGATTCGGCGTGCTTTCACCTTCGCGGCGCTGGCTGACTGCGTGATCGGCGAGGAGTCGGCGATGGTCAACGCGGTGGCGTTTGAGGCGGTGCCGAAGGTGGTTCTAATGTCGCACTCGCCGGCCGATGCGCTGACGCGCGATTGGACCAACTGCACCGCCATCGAGTCTTCGCGGATGCCGTGCTTCCCGTGTCACCGGATCCATCAGGATCACTCGTTCTGCGTGCTCGAGAAAAAAACGCAGAGTGCCGGCTGTCAAGCGTTGATCCTGCCTGAAACGGTTGCCGAACTCGTCATCGAGCGCGTCGCGCAGCGGGCGGCGGCATGAGTGCGCATAACGTCGCCTTCGTGCTGGCCGCTACCGACCACGGGCCGCTGATCGTCAACCGGCACGACTACCGGATGACCGGGCCCGGGCAGGGCTACGGGGTTGGCTTTCAGCTACTCAGCTCCGGCGCCTTCGACCCGGACGAAGTGTCGCGAGCGATCAATCTGCTGCAGTTGCGCCGCAAACACCACGGCGACGGCGTAGTGGCCTTCGACATCGGCGCCAACGTCGGCGCGCACTGTGTCTCTTGGGCGCGCGCCATGCGTGGCTGGGGCAGCGTGTTCGCCGTCGAGGCGCAGGAGCGGCTGTACTACGCGCTCGCCGGCAATATCGCGCTCGGCAACATCGGCAACGCCCGCGCGGTGTTCGCCGCCGTCGGCGGGAAGTCCGGCGTGCTCGAGGTGCCGGTGCCTGACTACTCCCGGCCGGCGTCGTTCGGATCGCTGGAGTTGAGGCGCAGGCCAAACGGCGAGTATATCGGGCAGACGATCGACTACTCGACGCTGGTGCCGGTGCCGATGACCACCATCGATTCGATGGCCGGCGGCATGCCGCGCGTCGACCTGATCAAACTGGACATCGAAGGCATGGAGGCCGAGGCGCTCGGCGCCGCGCAGGAGACGATCGCGCAGCATCGGCCAGCGCTGATGGTGGAACTGATCAAGAGCGACGCCGTCGCGCTGGTGCAGTCCATGCAAGCGCTCGGCTACGAGACGTTCCCGGACGGGCTCGGCACCGTGGCGCTGCACCGCGACGATCCGGTGTTGCAGGAGTGGCGCTGATGGCGATCGAAGACGACGAAGACCTCGACGCCTACTTCGACCCGGACGAATTCGGAGTGACGGCCCGCTGGTCGTTCAATGGCAGCCTGGTCAACGGGATCTTCGATGCCGCTTACGTTGACCCGCTCGGACTGTTCGAGGGCTCGGCGCCGGTGTTCATTGCCCGCGCCTCGGCGTTCGACGACGACTTGGCGCAAGGGCAGACGCTGCGCATCGACTCGACGACCTACACCATCGCCGAAGTGCGGCCGGACGGCACTGGCGTCGTAACGGTGCGGCTGCGCGCGTAATGGCTAACCACATCCGCCGGCAGGTGCGCGATGCCTTCGCGACGCTGGTGACCGGCCTCACGACCACCGGCGCCAATGTGTTCGTCAACCGCGTCGATCCGGTGGCGACCGGCGACCTGCCGGCGCTCCTGATCGCTACGCCAAGCGAGCAGGTCGAGAAGGCGTCGATCGGTATGCCGAATCCGTTCGTCCGCCGTGCGCTGACGCTCACCGTCACGGCGATGGCGCGGGCGAGCTCGACGGTGTGGAACACGCTCGACCTGATCTGCCAGGAGGTCGAGGAGGCGGTGTTTCTCGACGAGACGACGGCGACGCTGGGCGGCTTGTGCAAGGACACCGCGCTCGTCGCCACCGAGATCAGCATCAGCGGCGAAGGTGATCGGATGGTTGGCATCGCGGCGATGCAGTTCGAGATCCTGATCCACGCGCGGGAAGGCATTCCCGATGCGGCGGTTTGATAACGATAAAGGTTCCCCCGCTGCGGACGCGCGGCTCGACCATGTGAGGCAATGAAATGGCACTAGGCGTAACCAATCGAGTCGCGTTGCGGGTGAAACCCGAGGCGACTTGGGGCACCACTCCGAGCACCGGCAGTCACTACCTGTTGCGCATCACTGGCGAGACGCTGAAGTACGCGATCCAGACGGTGCAGTCGAACGAGATCCGCTCCGACCGGATGATCACCGACCTGATCCAGACGGCAGCGGAGGCGAACGGCGACATCAACTTCGAATTCAGCTACGGCGAATTCGACTCGATCCTCGCCGCGGCGCTACAGAACACCTGGACCGAAACCGGCACCAACGGCGCCACTACCGGCACCGCAACCTACGTGTCGTCGACCGGCCTCACCATCACCGGCGCTTCGCTCACCAACCTGGTGGCCGGGCAATGGTTCCGTCTGGTCGACGGCACGACTACCGCCAACACCGGCTGGCACAAGGCGGTCACCGTGCCGACGGCGACCACGCTGACGGTGGCGAGCGGCTTCACTGCCGCGACCGGCAACGCCGGCGTCGTGGTGCAGGCGGCGCGGGTGGTGAACGGCACGTCGCAGAAGTCGTTCTCGATCGAGCGCAATAACGCCGACCTGACGCAGTTCCAGTTGTTCAGTGGCATGCAGCCGTCGCGACTGTCGCTGTCGCTGACGCCGGGTCAGATCCTGACCGGCAGCGTGTCGTTCCTGGGCAAGAGCTCGGCGGCGCTCGCCGGTACGTCGGGCATGCCGGGGACGAGCGGCGCCTCGCTGACGAACAGCGTCTACAACAGCGTGTCGAACGTCTTCAACATCCTCGAAGGCGGCGCGGCGCTGTCGAACACCTACGCCAA